ATAAGTGGGCAAATAGCATCCTTCGACCCTTCCCCCGTGTATTCCATGCTATCTCCTCATTGTCCGCACCTTGTTGCGCCCTTTGCTTGCTCATGCCAGTTGCAGTTGTAACTGTGACCCTTGCGGAATGTAATCTGTAAACTTTATCTCCATTTGAGTTATGTTTCTTTTATAATCAGGTAATATCTTATCGCTTTTAATAGTATTACATGACCTACACAACAAGGTAACATTGTCATAGGTATGTGAACCACCTTTAGACTTAGGTATAATATGGTCTAATGTTGCTGCATTAGATTGATTATAGTTATCTTTATTAGGATGAACACATTTAACACCACATGATGTACAAATATAATTATGCTTCCTATATACAATAGTTCTATTTATAGGCTCATATTTATTACCATATATTTTAGCCCATTGCTTATCTTCTCGAATCCTATTATATTTATTTTTGTATTTATATTTAGGTTTATTATTTCTTTTTCTTATTATTTTCTTTAATTCTTCATTACATTCTATAGAACAATATTTATTAATTTGAGCAACAATGCCTATGTTATTTAATTTTGTTTCTATTCCAAACTCCTTATTACAATGTTTACAGACTGATATAAAGTTATAAGTATCTGTATATTTTTTCAAAAGTTTGCATTTACTACATAAATTGTCTCCATATAATCTAACATCATTACATTCTATACAATATAAATTAGAGTATTGACCTTCTTTACTTTTAACTTTATTATAATTTAACCTTTCTTTATATTTATCAGATTGTTGATATTTTAATTGTATCTGTTTATACTTATCAACATCTTTTAATCTTCTAATTTTAGATTTAATTCTATCTTTTTCACGTTTTAAACTAATTTTTTGTTCATCGTTTTTAAGGTTATTATAACGTGTTTGATAATTATGTTTTATATTATCTTTTGAGCATTGTAATGAACAAAAAGTATTAAATTTTTTTAATATATCCTTATTTAATAATTTAGTTTCTAAACCAAATATGTTTTTACAATGCAAACAAGTTGATGTGTAATTATTTCGCAAAACAAAAGCTTTATGGTTTTTACATTCTATGCATATACTTTTACCATAAACTCTATTTATACTACATTCATTACAATATAATTTACATTCTTTTATTTTAAGAATAGATATTTGATAATTCCTTCTATATTCTTTTCTTTTTTCTGAATTATTATATTTTTTTGCATATTCTTTTGCTTTTTCTATTCTAATTGTTTCTTTCTCTTCATCAGTAAGATTGGAAATATAATTTTGTTTAGCTACCCAATTTGGATTGTTAATATTTTTAAGATATGTTTTTTGTCTCTCTTTTTCATTTTGGCATAAATTACAATAATATTCTCTACAATTTTTATGCTTTTTAAACTTAAAACGACGTTCAATATTATGTTTTTCACAGAATGTTTTTCTTTGACACATATTACTTTATGTTTTCATTGTTAAACCTCTTCCTCTGCACCATCTGTGCCAGCCATGCAATGACATCAGCTTTGTCCTTCGGTAGTATCTTTGCGTCTGCATCCATATAGATAGGTACAGGTGCAACACCAGTGTTCTCGTATGCAGACTTAGTATCATGACATGACTTACATAATGCTAATAGATTGCCAAGATTATACATAGAACCACCACGCGTGATAGGTATCATGTGATCAACACATCCCTTCCTATCTCCAGGTGTTATGTCAACCATCTCACCAAGCACTAAGCATACCTCACATAGTGGGTTGGCTCGCCTATAATTGACGCTTACCTTCTGCCATGCACTGTTATAGTTGCCTTGCTCACCAGATGGTTTACGTTGCATCTTAGCTTTGTTAATGTTGGATGGTATGTACTTAGGTATATAAGGCATCTATAGTCCTTTTAGTATCTTGTATCTCTGTTGATTGAGTAGGTCTATATGCAAGACCTCATTAAGATGTTTCCTTCCTTCCTTAACGAGAGATACTTTATCAATGTTGCCTTTAATAATATCATTAATAATATCATTAAATTGATGACTACCATCATATAAAATAACACCAGGCAATCTAAATTCTTTAAAATAATAATCAGCTATAACTGCCATACCGTTAGCTAAACATTCAATTGCAAATATATTAGATTTGCTTTCATTAAACTCATTTCTTACTAATGGATAAAAACCATAATCACCTTCTATCCTTTGCATAAAGGTAAAATAAATAAACATACTATTCCATTCTACAAAGTTAGCCTTCTTGCTAAAGTCATACATCATGAACTTTGGCATGCCAAAGAATGTAAACTCTGTGTCTAACTCCATCGCCTTGTTCAGTTGCTCCTTTATCGTATGTAAGTCAGCAAAATGCGTACTGCCACCTCTCCAAACAAACCTTGGAGGATTGTGTTGCGGCTCTACCTTTGTCATGGGTAGGTCAGTAGGTGTCCAGCCGTTAGGTATAACAAACATAGGTTTATTATGGCTTAATGGCTTATATAACTCATATAACTTTTCAGTTGATACTATAATGACATCAGCAAATAAGAATGTGTCTTCTATTTGTTTCCTTACCTGGGGATTACTAAAATAGGCAGATGCTGGATTGTCTTCAGGTACATTTAATAAGTGATCGTCAAAATCAATAATCACTGCCTTTCCCATCCGCTTGGCATCTGCCATTATGCCAAGTGATGCAGTTGAATTAGGACGCTGGATAATAACTATATCTGTGTTATATATATCATGCCAGACTGCTTTTTCTTGGCTGCAGATAACCAACTCAAATTTCTTTTGCAATGAAAGACGAGAGAATGGACCTATAGTGCGATAATAATCAGTTGCCTGACTTTTGGAAGATGTAAATATTGTTGCTTTCATTTATTCTTTTTTTGCCAATCTGCACACAGATAATTAATAATCTCTACCAATGGCATCTTCTTACCAGTCTTTGCCGATACATATATTTGAGTGCTAATAAGCAGCTTATGTGTATCATCATCTAAAAGTACGCTTTTTCTCTTTTTCGTCAGTACATCCATTTTTTTATATATTTTATGCAAAGTTATATAATTTTATATATATTTGCAAATAAAAAATAATTATGATAAAATTAATCGTTTCAGGACGCGTTGGACAAGACGCAGAATTAAAAACAGTAGGCGATACAACTGTATGCTCCTTTTCCATTGCGCATACCGAAAAAGTGTACGGACAAACACCAACAGAAAAAACTATTTGGATAGGTTGTAGTGTTTGGGGAGAAAGAGCCGTTAAGCTTGCGCCCTTTATTTTAAAAGGAACTTTCATTGTAGCTGAAGGATCAGGTAATGTAAATGCTTACATAAAAAACGGAGAAGCATTTGGTATGATTAATTGCCGTGTGACCAGCCTTGAATTTGGAGGCAAGCCAACCGCAGAACCTACACCTCACAATACTACACCGCCAACAGGTAAATTAGACCTTGGCGACGATTTGCCATTTTAAAACACATTTATAAACCAATTAGTATGAAACAAAACCAATTTGAATGGGAAATTTACTCTCCCATCACACGCAGACGCAACATCTTTAAATTATGGCTTGTTGCCATTGCCCTTTGCCTTGCTATCTATATAAGTTTTGCAGGAGGCAGTTACAGGGCCCAGACATCTGCACCAAATCCAGCGAAGGAATATCCGCAGGAAAATCACATGGTTATTGATGTTAAAAATCTGCCTGGCAAACAGATAAAGTATATGAAACAAGATGAGTTATACGACTACATGGACGCACTGGGATTTCAGAGATTGAAAGGCAAATCATTAATAGATTTAAGAAAAATTTACTTAGCTTATTTCTATGACGATTTCTTTTACTCAATGCACAAAAAGACAGATTTACCCATTTCAGTTATCTATGCCTTTTTTGTTATTGAAGCAACAAGCAATGGCTTGGAATCAAAATTAATGATGAAGGCTTTAAATCCTGGAGGAATCAAGTACACCGGCAAAGGAAAGAAAGTAAAATCAATGGATGACTGTTATAGAGGAGGTAAAAAAATACCATGCGACTTTCAGGCTTACAACAATTATCAATCTATGATAGATGGCTGGGCAAGTGTTTTAAATTTGCCAAGGTACAAGAATTGCAAGCGTTTTATTTATAGCAAATTTAATAGAGGTATGAAACCTAAAGAAATTGTAGATAATATATGCAAATGTTTTTGGAAGTCTGGCTACCACACAAGCAACCAATGGAAAGTGAGGAGTAATATATCTACCTATTATTGGACAGTAAAAACATCTTTTCCTGATTTAGAATATTAAACAAATGATAGACGATAAATTCTTCTTTGATAAATCCGTTGAACTTGGCTTTACCACAACAAACTATCAAAGCCTTGTTAATTTGCATGGCAATGGAGTTGAGGTATTAAAGATAATGGGTTGCAAAAGTGTTTTTGAGTTTGGCTCTGGTTTAGGTTTCTTCCTTTCTGCTTGTATAAAAAATAATCTATATAATTATATGGGTTATGATATAAATAGATATGAAAGAGAATTTGCCATTAGCAAAGGTGTTGATCCTAAGAGATATATTTTAGCTAAAGGTAAGTTTAATGTAAAAGGCAAATATGATGCTATCTATTCTACAGAAGTGTTTGAGCATATATTTGATGAAGACTTAAAATTAATATTACCAGAACTAAGCAAAGCCTGTACAAAGTATTTTTATTTTACCTCAACACCTCATTCAAGCACTCCAGAATGGGATGCGGAATGGGGACACATAAATTTAAAGAGCAAAGAGCAATGGATAGAGATGATAGAGCAATATGATTTTAAATACAATCACGATGATAATTCTGTAACATCATGGGGAATGGTATTCAAAAAAAATTAGTCCATCCAAAATTTTACACCGAAGCTGAACTTGACTACTTAAGATTGTATTATCCGACTGTCCACAATGCTGACATTGCCATGATTTTAAACAGACCTATATTTGGTATTGGCGCAAAGGCAAATGAACTTGGCTTAAAGAAATGTAAGGAATTTCTTAAAATGAATATGAGGCGAGTAAGTGAGATAGGTAGGATTAAATGCCCAGTGCGATCAAGCCATTTTAAGGTAGGCAATAAGACATGGAATAGCGGAATGAAGATGAGCCGTGAATACATTGACAAGATTAGAAATACTTGTTACAAGAAAGGTAATATTCCATACAATTACAAGATGATTGGCGACACTAGAGATTACAATGGTTATAAAGAAATAAAAGTTGACCATTCCAAATGGATTTCCTTCGCCCGGCACACCTGGATGCAGGCCCATGGCGAAATACCGAAAGGCTATGTAGTATTTAGGATAGATGGCAATTGCAGAAATGACAACTTAGAAAACCTATGCTTAGTAAAACGCTCCGACCTTGCCGTTCAAAACAGATGGCTAAAGAGTGTTCCTGAGGAGTATAGAGAAGTGCAAAAATTAATTCATCAGATAAAAAGAATAGCAAATGAGACTCACAAAAGACGAAGCTCGAATATTAGCGGAAGCAATGGAGGAGTATAAGTATAAAGTAGTAGAAAATCCTCATTATAAAGAATTAGGAGTGTTTAATAAACTCCATGATTTGCAGTACAAATTAGAAATGTTTGGCGATGACAAACGCAGAAATGGCAGAACAAGCCAAGATAATTTTAACGACTTAATTAAAAGATTAACAAAAACAAAATAAATAAACAACCAATGAGAAATAAAATTAGTGATTTACGCAACCACCTATTCTCCGTTCTTGAAGAACTAACGGATCCCGATTCTACCTACGACATTGCCAAAGCCAAAGTTGTGGCAGATATTGCACAAGTTGTAGTTAATAGTGCTAAAATAGAAAATGATTTCATCCGTATAACAGGAGCAAGTCATGGCACTGGGTTTATAGAGGAGCAGCGGAGCGAGATAAAAAAAATAGGTGAAAGTAATTAAAAAAAGTTTTATATTTGTAGTGTTCTTTTGAAGGAAGTCGCACGTCTTCAAAAGAGTTTTGGGACAATTTTATATTGTTTCATCAAACCCTTTGGAGTGCGACCCGAAGGGTTTTTTTATTTTAAAACAAATGGCTAAAGAAATTCAGTTAACACAAGGCAAAGTTGCAATCGTAGACGATGATATGTACGAATATTTGAACCAATGGAAGTGGCATATAAATAAACAAGGTAACACTTATTATGTCATTAGGAATAAATGTACTTTACTAAAAAAAAGAGTGTATGAAAGTATGCATAGATTAATTATGAAACCTGATAAAGGTTTTGTAATTGACCATTTAGATGGAAATGGTTTAAATAATCAAAGAAATAATCTTAGAATTTGTACTGTAAGTCAAAATTCAATGAATAGGAATAAAACAGTAAAAAATAAAAGTGGTTTTAAAGGTGTTATTTGGTGGGAAAGAAATAGTACATGGAAAGCAGAAATTAGGTATAATAAAAAAAAGATTTACTTAGGTTACTATAAAAATATAATCGACGCCGCCCGTGCCTACAACGAAGCTGCCTTGAAATATCATGGGGAATTTGCTAATCTTAATAACATAGACTAATTATGATAAATATAGATAATAGGTTATTACCTCAAATAAATCCAGATGAATTATATCTTTTATGTCATATAGTTAATTATATGAATCAAAACAAAATGTGTTTTCCATCTAATGCCAAATTAAGCAAAGATTCTACATTTAGTCAGTCTAAAATTTTAAGAATTAAAAATTCTTTAGTAGATAAGAAAATTATGACTGTTACACGAAGATTTAGAGCAGATGGCAGCCAAACAAGTAATCTTTATAAACTACAAACAGAATACATAGGTGTATATGTTTCTGCTAAAAATATGTCAGATTTGGATACCACCCCATTCACTGATGAAGAGGGGGAGGTATTCACCCATGAAGAGGGGACATCTTCACCAATGAACACCCAAGAAGTATTAACCAGTAAAAGTATTAACAATATTAAAGTATTAAATGAATGTGAATTTCAAAATTCACCGCCATTTAATGATAAAATAAAAAATTCTTTTTCCCGCCAAGCCATTCACGACAATATCACATATACAGAAAAAAATAATAAAGAAAATTTAAATTTTGCGGCCGGGAAAAAAACCCGAGCCGAGCCGCCCGAGCCGAGCGAAACCTACTCCGCCTTTGTTGCGTACTGCCAAGCCTATGAGCAATGCGCCAAGGTTACGCTGCCTAAGAATAGGCAAGGTAATTATGTTATGACTGCGAAGGATGGGAGCAACTGTAAGAAACTAGTAGCATGGATTAGACAAATAGCCGTTGTGGAAGGTACGATGGATGATATGGTAGCAGCTTTCACCAAGGCAGCCTGGCACGTTAGTGATAAGTTTATGAAAAACAATTTTTCTATTTCTATGATATATAGCCAAGCAAATGCTATATATACTAAATTCCATTACCAAAACCCAGCCGCACAGGAGAAGCGGAGGCAAGAGGAGATTGATCGCTTAGTAAATGAATTTGAAGGATGAATCAAACACCACAACAAAAAGCAAAGGAGTTATTATATTATTACTATATTTTAATCCAAGACATTGGAGGAGAATTAGGGCAAGAAATTCTTGTATCTATTTTAGCCAAGGAGTGCGCTTTATTTGCAGTTGATGAAATAATAAAAGCAACTACACCTTTAACATCTACTTATTTTTGGCAAGAAGTTAAACAAGAAATAGAAATTTATGAAGAATAAACAAGACCGCAACGCTTACATGAAAGAGTACATGAAAAAATACCGGGCAACCATGAACGAATACACCTACAAAAAGATTCGTGAACGCGAGAACCACCGCTTGCGCATGAAATACCACGCCATGAGCCAGGAGGAAAAGAATGCGTATTATCAAAAAATAGTTTCTTACAAAAAGAAAAAATCATTTATCAATGAGTAATTTAACACAATACCAACCGCGCAACTCCGATGAACAGGCAATTATATCAGCCAGGAGCAACCGCATTGCCAATATGGAGCAAAAGGATGCTTATAAGCAAACATTAAGCGTAATCAGCTCTGTATTTCCCATGTACGGCATTGATGGAGACATAGCTTTTTATGCGAACATAGCCAAGGAAATAGTTAAGACATTTGGGCAGATAGCAGCCAATGAAATTGAAATAGCCTTTAGACTTTTCTCTGCTGAAAGCCTAGAATTGGATGAAGATATTAAATTTTATGGCAAAGCTAATATGCACACGATTGGCAAGATACTAAACGGATATATGGTATATAGAAGAAAAATAATAGCCAGCCATGATAACGAAGTTGCAGCGCTCCGCCTCCAGGCACAGATGGAAGAAAGAGGAAAAGCTGAAAGGGAGAAGTTGTACGCAGAATTTCCAACGATGATTAAAGAGTTTGCCGGTAAGACATGGGACGATGTGCCGTTATACTGGTATGATATGTGCCTTAAATTTGACATGATTACTTATGAGGAAGGGGAAAAAAGAGCGTTATGGGAAGAAGCCCAGGCCATTGCACTCAAAGAGCCGCCAGAGTCAATGGATCTGATGACAATAAGAAGCCATGCCAAGAAAATAGAACAAGGCAACACGAAAAGGGCAGTTGTAATTGCGCAGAAGCTGGCAGTGTGGAGGAAAGTGATAAAAAAATGAAAATAATTTACATTTATTTTTAATTGTGCTTGTATATTATAAATATACTTTGTATATTTGATAATCGTAAGAAACAAACGATAATTCACCTCAAAAAACACAACATTATGACAACTTTAGAATTAATCGAGCAGAAAGTAGAAGTAGCATTACAAGCTATCAATAACCTTTTACCAGAAGGATATTACACTACAAATACACTTTCATCTACTGATTTTGGTAACAGTGGATATATTTTAGTAAAGAAAATTTGCCCTATTAATTATATAGTTGACATTTGTAAGATTAGAATAAGCGATCATTATGCTACTAACAGAGGTAGACAAGATACTGAAATAATGATTGATTTAGTAAGATTTAATGTTGACCAATTAATAACATTAGTTGACAGAAAAATTAATCCAAGCAACTACGAACAGGTAGAAATTAGAACATTAACTGACCAGGTAATGGAATCAAATTTTGAAGTAGGCAAAAAGCCATATACTACTTTGTCAGAGCCAATATTTTTAGGTGAAGTGACTACAAAAAAGGGTAATACTGCTCACAGATATTCTTGGTTAAAAGAAGAAGTAAGATACGAGTGGATAAAAAAAGCAAATTAATTAATCACTTTAAAAAGCAAACATGAACGACATTAGTAAAAGATTTGCATCCTACCTTATGGATGACTACAAAATTAAAGGAACAACAGAGGAAGATGTTGACAAAGCCATTAACAAAATCTTTCGCTACGAATTACTGGACGATGCCCAGCAAGTTTTATTTAACGAAATCATGAACGAGGCACTAGATGTACCATGGATAGCGGAGCAGCTTACAGATGTATGGGACAGATACAACCAAGAAATTATTGACTGCCAAAAAGAAGATTACTATGAAAATCGTTAAAGGAGTTGTAAAATACGGTGCAGGTGCGCCCAGAGAAGGACAATATGGACCAAGCATAAATATCCTTGTAACATTGGAAGATGGTAACCAAGTGAGAGTTTATGGAAAGCCTGGCGATGTTATTGAGAGATACAAGTCTGGGCAGAACATACAACTTGTTGATGATAAGGGCAAATACAAAGTAGTTGAGGAGGAAATGCAGCAGGCAGCAAAACAAGTACAAAATATAGATGTATCTGAAAAGCCAGACTTGGCTGCAATGGTCTTTGAGATGTCTGCCATTTACTCACAGGCATACATTGACATTTACAATAAGATGAGTGAAGCTGGTATCCCGCATGAGAATGCAACGGCAGCGACAAGCACTATCTTTATACAAGTGTTTCAAAAATTGAGATGAATGACTCTATATGAGGCAGTAACTGCGCTGCCTCTTTTTTTAACAACTTAAAACAAACAAAATGGATTTAGATAAAAAAACGGCAATTCGTGTGTCATTTTATAACCACGATACAGAAGAAATTAATAGTTGGCCTTTAGAACCAAGTAATATAAGGTTAGTTTTATTAATGAAAACTCTGACATCAGAAAAAGAGAAATTAGAAAATGGAAATATTTCTGAAGAAAAGAAAAAAGATATTATTGATTTTGTTTTATGGGATGTAAAAAGATTTTTAGAAACACCTTTCACACCAAAAAAAGATGTATAATTTACCACGACCACACCTCTCTATTTCCCAGATTAATTTATGGGAGTCCGATCCATCTGCCTACATGAAAAGGTATTTTTTAAACATACCTGATGAGCCATCTCCCATGATGGACTTTGGCAAACAGTTTGCCAGTGATATTGAGGACTATGCTAAAGGAGAGCAAAGAGAATTTAATTTTCCGCCTAACTTTTTAGAAAACATAAAATTATATCCTCGTGTTGAGCATAAATTGGTGCATAATTTTGAGGATTTTACATTTATTGGATATATAGACAATGCATCAGATAGCTTTGAGATAATTCGCGATTTTAAAACTGGCACTGCTGCCTGGACACAGGATCGCCTTGAGAATAGTTTACAAATGCAAGCCTATAGCTACGTTATTTTTATGCAATATGGTATAATTCCAACTTGTTTTATAGATTACTACAAAACAAGGTTAAAAGGTAAAGAAATGCTTTGGACAGATATACATGAAACCTACCAGCACACATTTACAATGCAAGACCTTGCTAAAGTTGAAATACGAATAAAAAGAGCAGCTGAACAGATAGCGGAAGCGTATGATTTGCATTGTGATCGGCAAATATATTTTTTAACAGAAACATATACTGATTTAGATATTTTTATTAAACAAGCAACATATCAAAGAGATATTATTAGAAAAAAAATAGAAGATAAGTTGCAAAATAGTAGATATATGACGCAAGTAGAAGATAAAATATTAAGCTATTCTACCTATCAACGAAAGTCATATATTTATAGTTCAGAAATACAAGAAAGAGAGGAGCAACTGGCAGCACAGAAGAAGCAGGAAATCGAATATGGAGTTGCAAAAGAAGAAACAAAAACGGTAACATTGCTAACGGTAAAGGATATAAAGTGAAAGAGTATAACGCTCAAATGATGGAGATTAAAAATTTTTGCGATGAAGTAAACGCATGGATTACTACCGCTCCATCTGCTGAACACTTGGAAGAATGTGACGAGTACCTTCGGCAGTTATCCGCATACTACTCACGCTACACAGTAATATCAGGAATGAATGAATCAATTTATAGTCAATTGCTAATGATATGCATCCGTGATATGTCAGAGGAGGAGTACAAAAGAATAAAGCACTCCTCCACTTTAACAGACTATTACGTTAAAGGCAAATATCCTAAAGCAACTGCCATTTTTGAGCAATGCAGAGCGATTAAGCAGTTATTACTTATAACCAGCGACAACTACCGGACATTGTTAAGTAGCTTTAGGCAAGAAAGAATATTAGTAGGACACATGACTACATAAGACATTTGCAGACCTCGGAGTAAGATGTTTTGTTTACTGATTAAACATTTCTTTTCATCTTATTGCGTCAGAGGATAAATTGGCAGCTTGGAATAGACAGGCAAATAGCAAGGTGGCGGAAGGAAGACGCAATGTGAAATGAAAGTGGTTATTGCAAAGTTAAGGGAACATGTAATGGACGCTAGAAAACATTTAAAAATATTACCTTAATAATATTTGCAGGTATCAAATACTGCCCTTGCTATATTTTAAACCATATCGTTGACATCAACAAAATGATAAAATGAAAGTAGAACTATTAGAAGTATTTGGCAATGATGACATGGTGGTAAATGCTGCGCGCGTCTCATTTGGCAAGGAGGCAAGTAATTATAGTGAGCAAGAAAATAAAAGCCTTATAAACTACCTTGCCTCTCACGGTCACACATCGCCTTTCAGGCATCCGCAAATACAATACCGTATAACTTGCCCTATCTACGTTGAAAGGCAGTTGTTTAAGCACCAAGTAGGTTTAACGGCAAATAGTATATCAGGAAGGTATGTCGACTTTTCCGACACATACACGAAAGTAAATGTATGGAGGAAACAAAGCAAATTAAGTAAGCAAGGTAGTGATGGTATGCTATTTACCGATGTGGCAGAGAAAGCAAAATTTATAGAAGACCAAATGATTGACCATGCTAAAAGAGCATATAAAGCGTTGATTGAACTTGGTGTTTCAAAGGAACAAGCGCGTACTATTTTACCATTAAACTTGAATACAACGTTTATCTGGACAGGATCCCTTTACGCGTACATTAATATGTTTAAGCTACGTATTGACGCAAATGCCCAGGCAGAGACTAGGTATATAGCCATGGAGATGCTCCATGAATTGAAGCTAACAAATAAATTTATATTATCTTTAGATGCGTTTCACCTTTAATTATAACAAAATGAGTAAGCAAACGGCAATTGAATGGTTATTCAATAAAATGAATACCGAAGAACACACAATATCTGAATGGGATAATATTCGTGAAGAAGCGTTAAAAATAGAAAAAGAGCAGATAATGAAGGCTTTTGAAGAAGGAAATTTATATCATGGATGGGCTTTGAAACATGAACCTAAACAATATTACAACGAAACTTATAAAAACGAAGACAAATGATTTTAACAGACAAAACTATCATTGACGAGATAGCAGCAAGAAACATTGTCATTGAACCTTTAATAGAAGAAAACATTGGCACTAATAGTGTAGATTTAACTTTGTCAAAAACGCTATTAATGTACACCGACCATATTCTTGATGTCAGGAAGAAAAATCATTATGCTCCAATGATTATACCAGATGAAGGTATGATTTTACAACCAGGCATTCTTTACCTTGCATCAACTGTCGAATATACGGAGACACTTCGCCATGTGCCAATTATTCAAGGCAAATCATCATTAGGAAGGCTTGGTTTATTTGTACACATAACGGCTGGGTTTGGCGATGTTGGATTTAAAGGACATTGGACGCTTGAACTTGCCGTAATTCATCCAGTTAAGATATATCCAGGTATGAAGATAGCCCAAATTTGCTACCACGACATCAGCGAAATGCCATACACAGATTATGCGAGTAAAGCAGATGCCAAATATTCAAACCAAGGCAGTGAACCAGTAGCATCAAAAAACTATTTAAATAAATAAAGATGGAAGTCAAAGAAAAAAGATATGTTATTAGATATAAAGAAGGCACTGTAAGTGTGCCTGGCAATAACATTGAGGAAGCAATTGAGGAGTTTAAAAAATTGCGAATAGAAACAAGCGCAAAAGAAATAACTATTGTACCAGCAGATGAGATGTACAAGCGAAGAGAAGAAATTTTTAGGGAGGAGTAGTTTTCTGTGCATTCAAGTGGGAAGTAATTTATTTCCCACTTTTTTTTTATTTTATTTTGAATTATAAATATACTTTGTATATTTGTTCATCATTAACAAAAAACATCACAAACATGAAAAACAATTTCAACAATCAAAACTTTGAATGGCTATTTAAGGATATTACATCCTCAATGCCTAAAATCATTTTTACAGGTATTATTTTTACTTACCTAATCACCGCAGCACTCAACGTGTACTTTTTACCTTTGCCTTTAATGCTTTCCATTCCAGCATCTCTTATGCTTCAGTTTGGCAGATTTGCAGTTGTATTTATTGATTTTCTTAACCCATCCGACAAGCGCAGCAAATATCCTCCGCGTGTTGCAGCTATTGCCACAGTAATAGCATTGTTAGAGTTATGGTTTAGCATTCAAGGACAAACAACTGGCGCAGAATTCTGGGCAATGTTTTTCTTCATTGGAGCGATAATCTGTTTTGGATATGTGTTAGAAATACAATTCATTGAGAAAGGCATAGAAGCCTACGGAATTGGTGTAAAAGAGCCAAGGGCAAGGAGGAGGAGAGTTGTAAGGGAAACCACTACAACAAACATCAGCAGCACTCAGCCGATTAAATTTACAATGGCCGTTTGCTTTATGTTTGCCATCTATTTATTACCAGCACAAAGCAACCATTTCATGGCATTTAACTGGATGAGCGTTGAAAAGATTGGAGGAGATAAATTAGAGAGAACTTACTACGATAGACACGAGGATAAGCATTACATTGACACTATTACAACTGATTTTTTATCTTCCTGGAACTTTTGGGATGGCTACACACTGCCAACAAGCGACAATGATTTATTTATGACTTATGGCACGCAAATTTTAAAATATAATAAAAAGACGCAACTATGGAGCTATAAAGGTAAGACTATGGATTACGTTGATATGTTAAAATTTCTTGTTAGGTATACGAGAAAAAACTTTATAAAAAAGAAAGTACAATGGTAAAAAAATATGTAGGGATTGATCCTTCAATGAGGCTTAACGGTTTTGCAGTTTGTATTATTGATGATAATAAAGTGTATTTTGGCAAATATAAAAAACTTGCTGACTGGGCAAAAGATGCATTAACCTGGGCAACTGATATAGTGGTGGTTGTGGAGGATTCATCCCTACAAAATATTACATTTAGAAAATATGTAGATGGCAGATCACGAACAAAAATAAGCCGCAATGTAGGCATGAACCAAGGCGCAAGCCGATTTACGATTGATTGGTTAGAATTGTACGGACACACTGTAAAAGGAATATCACCACAAGACAAAGGTAGCAAATGGACATTGGATTATGCAATGTCTGTAATTAAAGGGATGAAACTTGAATTGACTGGTAACAAAAAATTATCTCAAGATGAAATTGACGCATTTCAATTAGCGTTGATTGCAAAAGCCTATTTCAAATGATACAGGAAAAAGTAATTAGAAAAAGACTACATAATCTACAACAAATTTATTTTGCAGAATCAATGAAAGATCGCAGACATCAAGACAAATGGTTTATGGGAATTATTGAGCAAAGAATGAAACAAGAAAAAACAAAACTATCACTCTTAAAAATAGGAACAAATGGCAACTAAAAATTATGGTTTAGATAAAAAGCAAATAGCACTTTGTGAAGCTATGGTAACAAAATATCCTAAACCAATTAAAACAAACAATGTTGTATCTTCAGCAGCTACGCTTGTTTCTTTTTACAATAGCCTGGATGAAAATAATAGAAAATATTATGAGTACATGAATCCAGAAAGAATGGTATCTTTGCTCTGGCAGATAACAAAAATGAATAGTGAAAAGGAAGATGTTAAAGAATCGGCAGTAAGATTATTGAATAAAATAATGGTTAAGATAGTTGTTAATTAATGTTTGTGAGTGTTTAAAAAGGTGTTTTGAGGCGCAGGAGCAAAACTTGCGCCTTTTTTTATTCCCATACCACACCTTGTTGTACTGCATAATCTAATATTCCTTTTGCGTGAGCCTTGGCAATGCTTTGCTGCCAACTATTATCAATCATTAGGCAAGCATCGTTGTAATTAGTAAAGAAACCATTTTCAGATAATACTGCTGGCATTGTTATCCCAGTAAGCATGGTAAACCTTGCCTCTCTGTCCAAATCACCATCTATGTAATCAGCTCTATGCACCCAGCCAGGAGTGGCAGTCCTAACTTGGTCACCAATGCAAGTTGCAAGGAGATCCGATTTAGTTTGTCCTGGGGATGTAAATATTTCCCATCCTCTGGCAGTCGGAGTTGCAGCATTGCCATGAATGGATACTAAGATGGAGTGCTTAGCCATAGAAGCGTAAGAGTTGGCAAGTTGGCAGCGTTTATTTAAAGATGTATCTGTGACTGGCTCATAAATCTTTTTTACTTGAAAGCCATAGTCTATAAGGTATTGCTCTAAATAGTTAGCTAATGAGCGATTAAACACTCCCTCAAAAAACCAGCCATAGGAATGAAATTTGCCTACTCTGTGCTGATAACACTTTGATGGATAGGTAACATATTTTTCAGGTCCCGTTCCTTTGCCAATGCCACCATGCCCGGCATCAAGGCATATTAAAAATTCGTTTGGTTTCATTCTGCAAATTGAAAATTGTAAACTAAGGATTTTGTACTATCTATCGTGTAATTCATCCATATGCCGCCACCAGCTTTAGGCGCTAAACCTTTTTCAACGACATAGCCGTTAAACTCTGTTGGAGCATTTTGGTAAGTCCCAGTTTTAATGTGCCATTGCTGATCAACATATTCTTTATACCTTGATAACCTTTGCCGTGTGATTGGAACAATCCAGCGATCATGAGTGTGTCCAGAGATAATAACTTGTGCATCTGGAAGGTAAACCGCTTTTCTATTTGTCTGTATAACATCTCGTGTAACAGGCCCTCCACCTCCGTACCCATGATGGTAAGAAATTATCAAAGGCAAAGAACCAGTTTCTTCCAAATAACCAAAAAACCTACAATAAATATATCCTGAATAATTGCCTTTAGAAATATCAAGTTTATAAGCAATTTTATCCGCAATTCCATACTCTATCCTTCTTTCAACCGATGTTTCATGGTTGCCTGGGGAATAAAATGCAAGTACATCTTTATAAGGTGTAAGAAAGTCTACAACATCATTAATTACCTCATCAATATACTTTGAAGAGTTGTATTTAGGATTAAGGTCACCTTTATTACTACGCGGATCGTACTTGCCTTGCATCAAATCCAGCAAATCACCGAAGATAAATACTGGAGCATTGCGTTTAAGCGCTAAATCTAAGTGCTGCTTTAATTTGTCACGGTCACAATGCACAGAATCAAGGTGAACATCGGATATAAAAAGCATCCATCTTTCTTTCCCATAAACCTGAAAATCTTTAAACTCATGCGTGTTCGGAAATATCTTGTTAAGTTTCATGTTTGTTTATTTTAAAGGGGATAAGAATACATCCTATCCCCTCGGCACTAAGGTAGCGAATCTTTCTGCGCCTATAATTTAAAGCCTATAAGGGCAAAAGCTGCGGAAATCAAAGATAGCTTAGGAGGTAATTTTACCTCTATCTGTTTGTTAGCACATTCACGGCTTGTCTCTTTAATTTTGTCCCAAATGATTTGAGCCAACTGGATGTACTCACGCCATGTAAATTTGATTTTGTTGCTTTCAAGATATACATTTACCTCTCCAGCTAATTCGGCAAAATTCATTGAATAACAAGCGATATCTCCAATTGGACTTTTAGGAGTTTCTGCGTTTTTTAACGCATTTTTTAAATTTGTTTCTATCATTTTATTTGTTTTTAACGTCTGAAAAATCTAAGAATAATTGTACCAATATTTGTTCCAGTTATCGATTTTATGTTCTCCGAAATACTAAACAACTCAGTGGCTGCAATTATGAAGCTGACAGAATAGGTAATTTGGGAAGGTAAACCAAATGTTATACTTGCACCATGAAAAATCATAATACCACAGAAATACGTTACTATCTTTTGCGATGTTCGATAAAGCCCTTTACTTGTTATTGCCTCTCCCCTTTTTCGAGCAGCCAATATACCGGTAATAGTATCAGTAAAAACCACAAAAACAGTAAACAAAAGAAATCCTTTAATTGGTATAAAAAAGGATGCGATAAAACCGCAGCACACGGCAAAAGCAATGCCATCGTAACCAAGTTTTAATATGTTATAGATAACTGTTTTCATTATTCAAGTTTTATAAACCTTACATCACCATCCACCGTTGCAAATTTGCCATCAGCGTATTTATACAAGTCATATTTCACGGAGTTAAATGTAAAGGATATTTGGTTGGTAAAAGTAGCTAAAAGCAAGTTGGTTGAAATCGTATATACCTTGCCATTATCAGGATTAAAGATTAAACGCTTATTATTGTTTAATTCAATTACTCCATCAATAATCTCACCGTTAAAGTTTAACTTCCAGTCACCTAAAAACTTTGCCGTGTCTCTTTGTGCCGTTGTAAAATACACAGGCTTTCCACTTATTTGCTGATGCAAGTCATTGTAATAATTAATCCTTTGAACCGTTTTGCCTTTTGTAATTAAAGGCTTTGCATGAATAGCCAATGTATTACTTTGCCTTTCAGCATCGGTAACAAGGCTTTGAATAGCAGTTGCGCTATCGCCTAATATTTGCTTTGAGCCTGTGACTGTGCTATCAGACAAAGTTGTTTGCTGAATAATGTAATAAATATTCCCTTGCTTTTGAATGTAAACCGTGTCTTTGACAACGTCTTGGGCAAAGGAAAACAAGGGAA